AATTGGATACACCGGAGAAGTCGAATTCATCGACCAATAACCCGGCGGATTTCGCATGGACTCTAGCCACGGTTCCTCCTCTCCTTGGGCTTCGGGGCTTTCGCTAGCTCCCCTCTCGCCCACTCTGCGTCAGATTCTTCGTAGACTTTAACTATCCGTAACCGGATTAGTTCCTCGATGTCTATCGGCTCATCCCCGTCCAGGGCGAACCGCTGGCCCCGGTGGATGCGGATAGATGATGGGATAGTCCCCGGCCCCTGGGCCATCAGCAGCTTCTTCAACGCCAGATACCAGACCCGACGCCTTGCAGGTCTTCGGTCAAGTAGAAATCGGACTCCCGGCGGCACATCAGCAACGCATGGCCGGTGATGCTAAGTGATGCGTCCTGCATTACGCTGTCAATCTGGGTGTCTATATCCCCCGCCGCCTTGGGCCAGGGACTCCGGTCTACGGCTTTAATCATGTACACAGCCGCTCCTCCACGCTCAGTGAAGGCGAAATAATCATCGAGCTTCGACATGGCCTGGAACACCACATAAGGCGGCTCCGTATCAGCCGGGGCGAGCAGATTATATACGCCGCCTGTTGCCTCGTTGGTTACGGCTGCCACATTCAGCACCGCATAGACCGCCGTATCCAGATTGACCCGTAAATTCGCCATCTATAACTCCCTGGCTATATCCTCGACGGCTTTTTTGAACCGGGGCCGCTCTTTCTCCGCATTGGGAATCATAAACGGACGGGCGGTCATGTGGACTGTCCCGTATTCCAGGTGCGGAGCGTAATGGGTGGAAGGGCCAACCGTCCAGGTCAATTTCCCCTATCCCCGGTATCCACTGGACAATCTTCCTTGGCCGTTCGCTCGATAGTGAACGCGGCAATCCGAATGGCGTCTTCAAGCATCGCTTCTACTTGCCGCCACCTGGGGTTCACCTTGACCACGATTTCCGCTGCGAACTGCATAAAATAAAAAACCCTCAAACGCTCTCAGACGAGCATTCAAGGGCTTCCACGAGCCTCCTGTAGTTGTCACCCCTTCCTTGCGGTCAAGCCGCTTATCGGGCCTCTCAGAGCCTCTCCGTCGGGGTTACGTTGGGTTGTCGCCCACTGGAACGTGGACGTAGCCGCCTTGTCCGTCGGCCTTCAGTTTTACCATCGCCGCTTGGGGTGCGAAGGTGCTGACTGCCTGGCATCGGCGACATTTAATCTCGACTAGGCTGCTCCCCGCTAAGCGAATACGGGCTAAGAGACTGCGGCACTCTGGCCTCCGGCACCGGGCTTCTTGTAGCCCTACAGTTGGCGCATCTGGCATCGCTTCGACAACGTCCAAGATTTCCCGGTGTCCACCGATTGTACATCATAGGTGCCGCTGGCATGAACTACCCGGTCGGTTGCATCAATGGACTGGTCATACGCAACGGTTAGGGTGAAGGTTAGTTGGGTATCCAACCTATCCGCAGCGACTGATTCGCTGGCTCCCTTGGCGCTCAACCGGGCGGGGATGGCCTGGTAGACGTTAGCCCAGGTCGTGATAAATCCACCCTGTCCATCGGCCTCCTGGGACTGCCGCTGGATATCTACCGTGTCAGGCATGGCGGTCTTCACCGCTGTCCGCATGTAGGTTAAGTCCTGGCCCTGCAATAATTTATCTGTCATGCGTTAAGAATCTGCCGGAGCGGAGCCATTGCAGCGGCTTCGGCAGCACTGAGTAGTTCGTCATCGCCCTGGTGGTTTTGTTCCAGGCCGCAGTTCTTGCAAACCCGCATTACGATGTCGATGGTGGCATAGATTTTTTTGTCTTGGGGCCACAGGGCTGCCAGGGCCAGGTCTTCGGACTCGCAGCGATAACAGCTCATGTTAGCCATCCGAATACCGACCGAATTGGCCGGTGCCGGAGTCCAAGATGTTCAATCCGGTTACCTCGTCGGAATCGGTGTAGACGCTATACCCATCTTTCCGGCGTGGCATCACCGTGGTGGTGGCGCTGGCCTTACGCCGGAGCCGCTTGGCTTGGCTCATGTACATCTGGGTGACCTGGCCTTTCTGAAAGGTCGCCCCATCAGCGGAAAATGTAAAATCCCTGGCGAATCGGACGGCCAGGGTTTCACACGCTCTTGCCGCCGACTTGAGGACGCTGTCCCCTTCCTGAGATAAAAAGTCGTCCAGCTCCGCGTCTTGGAACAGCACCCGGTCTTCATCAGTATCTCCAATTTCCAGGCGGACTCTGTCCCGGTCTGCTGTGCTACCAGCGGTGTACGAGAACGCCATTATACCCTCACGAATATCGTCAGAGTTAGAGCATCGGTCAAGGCGTCGGAGCCAGCCAGTTCCACCAGGAGATTGCCGTGGATGATGGCTGGGACATACGCTCCGGTGATGGCAGAGCCAGAGTTATCGTCCATCTGAATGCTTGGGTAGTACCAGGCATCCGTGGCGCTATTGGTGATGGTCAACAACGTCACGGATACCGGGTCGCCCGGCGAAGACAGCGTGGTGTCTGTCGTCCCAGGTGCCGAAGCGTGGAAATTAAAATAGGCTGCTAGCAACTCGCAGTACGGCAAGGCCACTACTAGCGAGCCAGTGGCCGACGCAGCAGACCCCGTCGTGCTGATTTTGATGATGTACCGCTCGATAGCCATCAGCGACCAGCGTAATAGACGACAACCACCTCGGCGGTGTCCGGCGAGTTAGCCTGGGCTATCGTAACCTTGATATTGTCCGCAATGCAGACCCTGTCATAGACTTCCTCGGTGCCGTCGTAGGTGATGTCGGCCCCGGTTTCGTCATCTATGACATGGCGCGGGTGGAACCACCCGCTCGTGTTGGCGTTGGTCAGCGTCAAGATGGTCAAGGCTGGGCCATTGTTGCCAGCCGTGGCAATAGTTACGTCCGTAGTTCCAGGCGGGGAGTCCCCGTAGGTTACCCCGACGGAGCATATCTCGCCCGTGACAATGTGACTGCTGGTATTGTTTGCCGTAGCGGAGCCGTCGCCACCAGCGGCGGCTCCTGTATTGATAGTGACTGACTCGTAGCCGTATGGCATCAGCCCTCCTCCTAGCTATCTATGGCGGGTAGGACGTAGCCACTGGCCGTGTTGGTAGCCGTGCCTAAATTATCGAACTGACGAACGCCGTCAGCATCAATGAGGACTTCACCGCTGGTGTCGGCGTGGCCGATTCGGTTGTGGGCGATAATGCCCGTATTGGCCGTGGTATCGCTGTCAACAATCAGGTCGCCTGTTGTGTTCAGGCGGTAGATGTAATTCCCGACAATCTGGCAACTGGTCAGGTCTTTACCTGTGGCAACTTGAATGACCGACTCGCCATCGGCTACGCCCAACTGGATGTAGTTATTGCTGAATACCAGTCCGTCGAGGTCGCCCCCGATTTGTACGACGCAGTCATTCCCGGTATCGGGGCTGTCCACATAATTGTCGGTGAACTCCAGCCGGTCGCACTCGTTGTTCGTCGTGGTGCAAACAATCAGTTCTACGAAATTCATCGAGGCCGCCGTATCAACGAAGCGGCACTTGTTCAGGATAAAGCCAGCCGCTGAGAGGTCGAACACCCCGGCGATGTCGGCGTAGTTCATAGAGAAAATCACGTTATGAATCTGGGTGTCGTCGGCAGTCACGTTGATGTCAGTGCTGGCCGCTGTGTCCAACGTGATAGTAGGCCGGGAATTCCCGACACCCATCCCGATGACCGTCACGCCAGCCACGTCAAAGGTTATCGCGGCGGCGGCTGAGATGGTTTCGCTGTGGCCTGGAGCTATCAGGATTACGTCGCCGTTGTTGGCGGTGCATTTGCCGATGGCCCCGTCCAGAGTGGCGGCTGGTTGCTTGGTGGCGGCTGGTTGCTTGGGGTTAGTGGCAGCGTTGCCGTTATTGGCGGCGTCTGCGCCACTGTCTACATGGTAGACGTTGCCGGTGGTCAGGAGAGGGCTTCCGATGCCACCAAGCCCCTCCACCGGGACGCCCCGGCTCTTGACTCCGCTGGGGAAATTCGTAGGCATAACCAGTTCCTCCTTCAAGAAACCAGCGGGGCCGCTTGGCCCCGCCAGCTTGCCTCAGATTATTTAGCTAGGGTTTTGGCCGTATATCCAGCGCCAGTCAGTCCAGCCGATACCGTAGCGCATGTATCCCCGATACTTGGCTGTGAGACCGTCGAAATCTTCGGCCTCTGCAAACTCAGGCATGATACGGTTCTGCCAGATAAGGTGCTGCTTCATCAGCGTGGAATCAATGAGAAACCACGCGTTGCTATCGGTCAACCTGTTCCACACCACGGGCCGGAATCGACCCGCAAACATATTAACGTCGTACTGGGCCGAGCCGGGTTCGTAGATAGCCCGTTCAGCCACGAGTTGGGTGGCTGTACGCTCCAATTCCGGCGGCACCAGCAGCATGTCGGGGTTGATTCCCAGCAACTGGTCTTTATCATCGGTGAAGTTGCGCATCGCCTGCCTGGTGGTGTCCAGGTTGTCGATGGTCAGGGCTAACGTGCCTTCATTCGCCTGGGTGTTGTTGGTATTTGCTGGGCTATGGGGATGGGCCGCAGACAGGAGAGCGACGCCGTCAGCGCCATTCGTGGAGGCTCCCATGCGGTTCGTGCTGCCATCGGTAAATCCATTGATGAATATGTTCGCAGCATCGGTTTCCCGCGTTGTTTGGAACGAGTCTCCCATATTGCTGGCTCGCTGCGTTATCTGGTTATACTGGTCATCATCTACGAGCCTGCGCTCCACCTGGATGCCTTGCGCGAATTCGTAGTTGCGGATGTCGATGCGGTAGCCAGCGTCGTAGTCCACATACGGCACCGTCCCATCAAACACCGTGACTAACCCCTGCGCTCCCATGCCTTGGTGCTGCTCCTCGAATCGAGTAGAAGCCTCCACACGGAAAAGCATGTCAATCATCGGGGCCGGACGAGACACGG